CGTCCACACTCAATATATTTGCGCCTATCTCACACGGCTACGCCCACGGGCCGTCACTCTTGATGCGCAAGTCACGCGGTCGGCGCAGTCTCATTTTAGACCGTAATCGAGAGAGCGTGGGCGTAATTGTACGGAAACCCCTCAAATGATGCCCAGCCCCCAAGCGCAGCAATGGCCTGCCGATAACGTCGAGCGGCGTAGAGGTACACGAGAGCGCCAGTGTAGCGACTGTGGGCAAAAGGACGTTGTGCGTTCTGACAACAATTCAGCGCGTTGTAAATCTTGTGGCAGTAAATCTAATGGCGCAAAAGGTCTCGCAATCATAAAGGCTCGTGCGGTGGCGCGGGAAGTGTCGTGCACTGTATGTGGGACAAAGCATCGCAACAAACAGTTCTGTTCCGTCAAATGTAAGAGCGATGCAGCCGAACGTGTGACGCGCGATTGTAAATTATGCAACACTGATTTTGAAGTTCTCGCGTCAACGCTTGACTCGTCAAATGCGAGCGGTAATTTTTGCAGTCGGTCCTGTTATGAAACATTCTTGTGCCGTACAGAGCGGACAACGGGTCGAGGCAGCCAATGGAAGCGTGCAAGGGATGACGCCGTCAACAAGGCTCCGTTTTGCGCAATATGCGGCACCTCAAAGAGCCTGCAAGTACATCACATTATTCCGTTTCGGATAAGTCGTGACAACACTTCTGACAATCTAATTCCGCTTTGCGTAAAACACCACCGATGGGTTGAAACGATTCTAGTCGAAACGGAATCCTTTGGTTTTGACGCGGTGACGCGAGCAACGTGGATCGGAATGCTGAAAGAGCGTCAAATGGCAACAGCATCAAAGATCATGGAGATTCGGCGGACCACCCTTGAGGCCACAGGCCAGACATACGACGATCGAGCCACGGCATGATGCCAGCCCCTAAACCTCCCGGCCCAGGACGTCCAGCGCACCAGCCGACTGCGCAGACGCGCCGGACGGCTGAGAGCATGGCGGCCTATGGCATCCAGCAGGAAGAGATTGCAAAGGTGCTGGGGATAGGTAAATCGACACTGCACGTACACTATCGCGACGAATTGGACACGGCCCACACACGGGCCATCGCAGCCGTGGCGCAATGCCTTTACAAGCAAGCGACGGATCCTGAAAACCCGCGCAGCGCCGCGTCGGCTATGTTTTGGCTCAAGACGCGCGCTCGATGGCGTGAGACGACTGTGGTTGAGCATAAGGGAGACGAGGACAACCCTGTCCGCAAGATTACGCGCACAGTGATTGACCCGAAAGCAGATGACGATTCTTGACATACCGACGCCGCGCTGGGCTGTGCCGCTCTACGCTGACGGCGATTTGACACGATACAGGGGCGCATGGGGCGGCAGATCATCCGGTAAATCTCATGAGTTTGCTGGCATGGTCGTGGAGGCAATGGTGCGTGACCCTGATTGCAGCGTCGTGTGCGTGCGAGAAATACAAAAGAGCCTGGCATTATCTGCAAAGAAGCTGATCGAAACCAAAATTGAACAGTTTGGCGTCTCACATCTATTCGAGGTTCTAAAGACTGAAATCAGACGCGTCGATGGAAACGGAATGTGCATCTTCCAAGGAATGCAAGATCACACGAGTGACAGCATGAAGTCGCTGGAAGGATTTAAGATCGCATGGGTGGAGGAAGCCCAAAGTCTATCACAACGCAGCCTTGATCTACTGCGCCCGACGATCCGCATGGAAGGGTCTGAGATTTGGGCAACGTGGAACCCGCGTCGTCGCGGCGATCCGATTGAGCGGCTTTTCAGGGGCCAGACAGGCCCGAGGGCGGATGCTGTTATCGTCAGGGCAAATTACACAGACAACCCATTCCTGCCGGGACCGATGAAACGAGAAGCTGCCGACGCAAAAGAAAACGATCCAGACGGCTATCCGCATACTTGGCTGGGCGAATACGAAAGCATGGGGTCCAAGGTTGTTATCCCGTCGATGTGGGTTCAGTCAGCTATCGGACTGGCGGAGGATCTGGGCCTAGAGGTGACCGGCAAGAAATACGCGGCACTGGACGTTGCAGGCGGTGAGGACGGCGGCGACGAAAACGCGCTGGCGGTCCGCAAGGGCATCAGCCTGCTATCAGTCGAAGCGTGGAACGGACTGGACACGTCCCTGACAACGAACAAAGCGGCCATGATGGCGCACAACGCCGGTGCGCAAGAAGTTTATTACGATAGCATCGGAGTGGGTGAAGGCGTCACAGGCGAATGGGCATCTATGGGGCGACGCGGCGATCAACCGGACGGGATGAAAATGCATCCATGGGCGGGCGGCGCGTCGGTGCTCGATCCTGACAAGCGGATTGAGCCTGACAACCAGCAAAGCCCGCTGAACAAAGACCAGTATCATAACCTCAAGGCTCAGGCGTGGTTCGCACTACGCAAGCGGTTTGAGAATGCACATAAAGCGCGGCGCGGCGTCCCGTATGATGCTGATATGCTGATTAGTTTGCCCGCTGACCTGCCGAACATCCGACAGATTGAAGAAGAGTTGACACAGCCTCAGCACAAGACGAGCGCCACGGGCAAGACGATGGTGGACAAGCAACCGGACGGTGCGCGGTCGCCTAACTTGGCAGATGCGATCAATATGGCGTTTTTCCCGTGCATGGTGACACCACCGACAGCAATTTTCGGAACATATGGATGACAAAATGATAGATAAAACACCCATCACGCCATCATCCGACCACACGGCAATGGCTGAGTATTGGACGCTGGTGGAAACGCTGATGGGCGGGGCCAAGGCTATCCGCGCGCAGCCTAAATACCTGCCCAAGTTTGAGAACGAAACACAACAGGCTTATGATATACGCCGCCAGAACGCCAAGTTTACAAACATTTACCGCGACATTGTGGAAAACCTTGCGCAGCGGCCATTTGCATCTGAGGTGCAGATTACAGAAAGCGCCCCGGCATCGATCAAGGAGTTTATTGAGGATGTAGACGGGCGCGGCAATCATCTGCATGTGTTCGCAGGCGAGATATTTTTTGCTGGCATCAATGCTGCCGTCGACTGGATCATGGTGGACTTTACCAGCGGCGTGCCTGACGGTGCTACAAAGGCTGACGAAAAACGTATTGGTGTTCGCCCGTATTGGGTACGCATCCCAGCGGCGTCTGTTCTGGCCGCATACAGCGCCATGATTAACGGCAAAGAAGAATTCGTTCACGTCCGCATCCACGAGCCTGAGACAGTGCGTGATGGGTTCGGGGAAAAGACTACTGACAGGGTGCGCGTACTTGAGCGTCCCGATCTTGGCGATGGAATGTACGGGCCTGCGACCTATCAGGTATGGGAAAAGAAAAAAGAAGGCACGCACGGCAAAGAAGAGTGGGTTAAAACAGATGATGCCGGACCAATCAGCATTGGCGTCATTCCAATCGTGCCATTTGTCACCGGACGTCGCATCGGCGCATCGTGGCGCTTGCACCCTCCGATGCGCGACGCAGCAGATCTGCAGATTGAGCATTATCAACAGGAGAGTGCTCTAAAGCATATTGAGGAATTGACAGCATTTCCTATGCTGGCAGGCAATGGTGTTGCGCCACCAGAGAAAGACGGCAAGATTTTGCCCGTGCCTGTCGGACCACAGGCGGTCCTCTATGCCCCGCCACACGGCGACAAGGCGGGCGGATCATGGTCATTCATCGAGCCGGGCGCGCAAAGCCTGCGTTTTTTACTGGATCACATTAAAGAGACAGCGCAGCAATTGCGCGAATTGGGCCGCCAGCCGCTTACGGCTCAGTCTGGTAATCTCACAGTCATAACGACAGCCTTTGCTGCCCAGAAGGGCAACAGTGCAATCCAGGCGTGGGCATTAAATCTCAAGGACGCATTGGAGCAAGCGTTTGTTCTGACGCTGATGTGGCTGAAAGAGTCCGGCACAGTCGAGGTTAAGATTGATACAGACTTCGATTTGGGCATGGGCGACGATGACAGCTTTGTGCATGTGCTGGCGATGGTGGCTGGCGATGATCCTTTGATCAGCCGAGAAGTGGCTTTGTCAGAAGCACGGCGACGTAACATTCTGAGTGCAGACTATGACGCCGAGAAGGATGAAGACGAAATTACAAAAGACATGACACGAGACTTTGAGTTTCACTGATCAGGACGCGGACGCGGACGGATCGTAAAGGGGCAGGTGCTCCACAGCACGGGCCGGATGGCCGAAAGGAACGACAATGGAACTGCAGACAATCGAAATCGAAGGCAAAACCTACGCGGAAATCCAAGACGGAAAGCCGTTGTATAAAGACGGCGAAAAGTCGGTAGCATTCGACGCGCCGGGCACCGTGGCAACAATTGCGCGGATCAATGCGGAGGCCAAGGGTAACCGAGAGCGCGCCCAGATAGCAGAGACAAGCCTGAAGACATTCGAGGGCATCACCGACCCTGCGGCGGCAATCGCGGCACTTGGCACAGTCAAGAACCTCGACGACAAAAAGCTGGTTGATGCGGGCGAGGTGGAACGTGTGAAAGCTGAGGCGATCAAGGCGGTTGAAGAAAAATACAAGCCAATTCTTGAAGAGCTTGACGGGCTTCAGGGCCAGCTACGCCAAGAAAAGATCGGCGGAAGTTTCGCCCGGTCCAAATTCATTGCCGACAAATTGGCAGTCCCCGCGCACATGGTCGAAAAGACATTCGGTGACCAGTTCAGCATCGAAGACGGCAAAGTCATTGCGAAAGACAGCAATGGAAATCAAATTTATTCCAAGTCAAAGCCCGGCGAAATCGCTGACTTTGATGAGGCGATGGAAATCATCGTGGAATCCTCGCCCTACCGTGACAACATCATGAAGGGCTTGCAGCAGAACGGCGGCGGATCAAAGCCCGGCAACGGCGGCGGGGCGGGCGGTCAAAAGACTATGACCCGCGCCGAATACGACGCCATGCCGGTAGGGGATCGCCAAACCAAAATGAGCGACGGTTTCACACTCACAGAATAACGAATCTGCCGCCACTCGGATGGGTGCGGCGTTTGGGCTGGATGGCCCCTAAAACGGACAACTTTCCACCCACTTCACGCCAGCATAAGGAATATATCCAATGGCATCGACCCTCACAGGGCTCATCCCTACAATCTACAATTCACTGGATGTTGTGTCCCGCGAATTGATCGGCTTCATTCCGAATGTTCAGCGCGACGCGACGGCCCAAAGCGGCGCAGTCGGTCAGGCTGTTCGCTCTCCCGTTGTTCCTGCGGCTTCGTTGGAGGACATCACACCGGGTGCAAATCCTGCCGACAGTGGTGACCAGACAATCGGCTACACCGATCTGTCTATCACCAAAAGCAAAGCATACCCGATCCGCTGGACGGGCGAAGAGCAGCTTTCTGTCACCAAGGATGGCGTGATCAATACCATCCTGCGCGACCAGTTTGCGCAAGGTTTCCGCACACTGGCAAATGCCGTCGAGGTCGATCTTGGTGCGCTCTACGTTGGGGCATCCCGCGCATATGGTACGGCTGGCACCACGCCATTCGCCACCGCTGACGACATGACAGACCTTGCCGAGATGAACCGCATTCTGGATGAAAACGGCGCGCCTCAGTCGGGCCGCGTCATGATCGTCGGGTCTGCGGCGCGCGCCAAGCTTGAAGGTAAGCAATCGCAGCTGTTCAAAGTGAACGAAGCGGGCGATGCGGGCGCAATGTTGCGCGAGCGTCAAATGCGGATGCTGTATGGCTTTGTCATGGGGACATCGGCCGGTGTCGCTTTGCATAGCGCCGGGTCTGTTACCGGTACAGTCACCGTGACAGCAGAAAGCGCCATCGGCACAACATCCGTTGGCGTGTCTACCGCTGCAGGCGCCGCTGTGGCCATCGTCGCAGGTGACATCGTGACAATTGCGGGCGACAGTAATAAGTACGTTGCCGCTACATCTGTGACAGTTGGTGCGTCAACCACTGGCGTTATCACGCTTGCGGCACCCGGCCTCCGAGAGGTTGCTGCAGCCACGTCCGCAGTTGCTGTTGGCGCGGCCTATACTGGCAACATGGCATTCAGCCAAAATGCGGCACTCTTGGCTGCGCGCACCCCCGCAATGCCGGAAGGCGGTGACGAGGCGACGGACGTTACAGTTGTGCAGGACCCTGTATCCGGCTTGGTGTTTCAGGTCGCGATGTACAAAGAGTACCGCCGGGTCAAGTACGAGATCGGCTTGGCGTGGGGCGTCAAAATGGTGAAGCCTGAGCATAGCGCCCTACTCTTGGGGTAAAGGCTGAATTTTGAAGCGGGGCGGCATGATCGCCCCGTCACCAAATTTAGAAGGAGACAGGCTATGAAACTGACCACAGTTAAAATCAAAACGAAAGACGGGTTTGTGATTATCAACGAAGCCGAGTTTGACGAAAAGAAGCACACCCTTTTCGAGGTGACGCAAAAGCTTGCAATGCAGGTCGAAATGCCGCGCAAAAAGGTGGACTGATTAGATGGCGCTCACAGTCGAGGATGGCAGCGGATTACCAGATGCGGACGCCCTTGTGTCAATGGTCGTGTTCAAAGCGTACTGCGACAAGCGTGGATATGCCTACACGACAGACGAACTGATTGAGCAAGCCATTGTGCGGGCCACTGCGTTTATGTCTGACAGCTTTGCATGGGCTGGATGGCGTGTGAAGGGCAGGGGCGCTACAGGCGGCGCTCAGGCACTTGCGTGGCCGCGTTATGCCGTGACAGATGAGGGCGGATACACCGTGCCGTCTGACAGTGTTCCGGTTGAGGTTGTGGAATCGACGATTGAGATTGCGCTGCTGGAATTGGGCGAGCCGGGGGCAATGACGCCAACGTATGTGCCGGGTGATCGGGTGAAATCTGAGAAATTCGACACGATTGCTTTTGAATATGATTTGAGTTCGCAGGGGGCGGAAAGCGTTCGGCCTGTGTTGCTGGTTGTGCGTGACAAGATCGGTGCGTTTCTCGCAAGAGGAACTGGCACATCTGTTTCTGGATCGGTGGTGCGCGGATGAGCAAAGGCACCAAAAAAGCGGCTCGCATAAAAAAAGGACTTGCGAGAGCGGGCGTTGCAACAGGTGACGGCCCGCTGATCGCCACCATCAAGCGCAAGGGGCTGGCGCACGGTCCCGACTATGCGCCGTACTATGACCCTGATATCGAATACACACTCACCGTCATTCTCGGCAGTTTCAGCAATCGCGAGCGCGCTGACACGGCCATTCTGGCGACGGATACCAAGATCACGGCCAGCGTGGGCGATGTTATCCCGGCGGTGTCTG